GCATTATCCGCTGCAATATTCTTCTCTCGAATACCTTCGGCCATTGCATATTGTTGCATGACTGCCGCAGATCCGCTTGTTGGATCAACACCTCCCGCCGCTGATCGTGCAATAATTGCAGCTAAGTTTTCATTTAGATTACGAAGAACATCAGCGCCTTGTTGCTTGTACGCAATAGCCTCTGATCGCCCACGCATTCTAGCTTGAGCGGCTTGCTCATCATACATTTCACGCTGGGCTTGACCGGCTCTCATCTGACCGTATGCACTAACCGCCGATGAAGCCAACATTAAAGGTGCTGCTGCTACTCCCGCCATATCAAGACCCCGTACTCAGTTTATATTCCAGACCCAAGACCGTCATGGCTAAAGGCTCTGTTTGTGTTAATGTTATTTGTCCAGTGTTAGCATATCCCAGCAAACCATGCGCGGTTTTTAATCCAGTGTATTCCGATACTGGAAACAGCTTTGTTACTGGCGTATGCTGGTAAATATAATTTGTAGTGGTAAAACCTACCGTTTTTGAATCTAAGACATAGAACCTTGTATTGTCTGGTTTTAGAACAATTTCGTGTACGCTTTCAGTGGTTGCATGAGGTACTGTATAGCTTGCAGTATGAGAAGCGCTATCAAGCTCATATGCAGTGGAAAGCGTATATTCTTCAATAGTTGTATCCAAGCGACCTGTTACAAATATCTTTTTTCCATCAGCACTTATTGCAACACCGTGTGGAAAGGAAAGTTTTGCACTTACGTCTAGTGTTTTTGACGCATCGCTAAATGTTGAGCCATCAAAAGCTTCTGTTAAATTAAGTTGATATATTCGATCATCACTTCCTGAAACAATATAAGCCCTTAGACCATTCTGGGAGAATACAAAACTTTGCTCGTTATTCGATCCAATGCTGGAAAAATCAAACGTATTTGCATTAACCTTTAAACCAGTGGTTAAATCCCACGCTTTAGTTAAATTGTATTGCACAATTTCTTGGTCTTCTTCTTCTAAATAAAACACCTTGGTGCCATCAGCGCTAAAGTCAAAACCCTTTACATTTGGTACGAGAAGAGATTCAGATTCAACAATTGTTTGATTAGTTGCTGTAGAAATATCCCACGGCGTTGCTAAGGTGAATTGTGTGATTGTCCAGCCGCTACCAACGCCACCGATTTGATCATCCAAAACGAACAGCAAAGAACCATCAGACTTAAATCTGAAACTTACTGCATCACTGTCGTTGTTATCATACGGGTCTGGAACTTGAAAGAATTTAGAGTCATAGGTTGCATTGTTAATAGTTACTTGAGCGGCGGCGCTACTTGTCCGATCAAAAGAAACAACCTTAGAATTTATCTTTAGATTTTGAGAGCTATCTAACAAGCTGTCAACTTGCACCACCCGCTTTCTTACTCCATGCAATGAACCAGATGCAAGCGTTGGTTCCGTTGGCATTGTCTTTGCCTGGACTGTGTAATCTAATCCAGCCTGAAAACTGGTGGTTGGTGCAAACGTAAAGTTTAAAGGACTTGCCGCAGCCGTTTGATCCGCCTCAATATCCCCATCACTTATAAGTTTAACAGTCTTGTTTAGAAGATGGCTCATGTCTACAGAGCTTGCAGATGTGCCTGTCTTTGCGCTGTCTAGCGTTAAACTGCTATCAAATACCTCAAGAAAGTAATTATCTACTGAATTGACGGTTCTTTTTACAATGACATAAACATCTTGCAATTCTACCGCTATAGCCTCAAATGTTCCGTCTGTGGTGAATTTGCTGGGTGCTATAACATTCTGACCCACCAAAATGGAGTACACCGCCATTGAGCCATCACCGCTATTCACAACAAATAATCTGTCAGATTCATCTGTAGATGACGCACGTCTGGCCGCAAGGTCTACGGGGGTATTTAGCAAATGGGACGATAGCAAAGAAATGTTTTGCACTTGGTAAGAATTAGTTTCACTTCCAAACTGAAAGGCATTGATTGACTTACCCTGGCGTTGAACAAAAATGGTTGCGCCGTTTAGATCTTCAATCGGCACACCGGCTTTTGCACCAAGCCGGGTTTGTGGCCGCACCAAAAAATTGCTTGGTGTAATTGGAGTATCTTCTGATTGAACAACAATAAACTCACCGCCCGTTGAGAAAATACGCAAATCCGCACCAGATACGATATTCACAATCGAATTTAGTTGGTTTGTGTTAATGGTCGTTTCAACAGCCTCATCATCCAATCCAGTATGAGAGTCAAAGTTAAAGTAATCAATTACACGCGAACCCCAAACGGTATTTGGTCTGGACTTAGAGCCACCAAAATACAATCTGCCTTCATGGAAAGTTGCCGATCTTGGCCATCCTCTAGTGCTTGACCAAACATCTTCATAACCAAATTCGCCAATCCAATTACCAGCAACAACGCCGCTTGTGTCAAAGAACGGAACCTCAACAACAGCATTCATTATGGTATCGCTGACATATTCAATGTACTTTACACGGCCAAAAGTATTTTCTACTTGAGCAAAGTTGTTAATTGCAGATGCCGCAAATGCTGCAACCTTATACTGGGTTGTATTATCTGGTTGTGTTGTCCAGGCGGGATAGACAGTTGCGACCTTTGTTGATGCAACCCAATCTGAAATATATCTTTCTTGCCCCGAACCCGTTCCGGCTGTAAGTGTTATCCACAGACCATTTGCATCATCATCGGATGAGTAAGGTGATGTACCTGTTTTCAAAGTAATTGTATCTGCCGTACCAGCCTGTGCTGTTCCGTTATCAGTGGTCACAGAAGATGCAGTAATTGTAATATTCCCAGTTGTTGCGCTGGGCGTAATCGTAAAATTAGGAGAATGCTCATCAAGCGCGTAAGCATATTGTGGCGGATTGGTCAGAGGCAGGTTCTCAAGCGTCCAAGACGTGTCAGAATTACGCACAAGGCGTTTTGTCTGAAGATCTTCATGGCAAAGAATTAGGGTATCTACAGCTTGCGTATATTCAAGCTCATCAAGCATTGCCGCTGTAATATCGGTTGCCGTGATGTAATCATTGCCAGATCCGTTTATGTTTGTCTGCAATGTTCCGCTTTTGAAAACATAAATGCGGCCAACAACAAACACCAATAGATAGCTGTCACTTACGCTAAACTCAAAGGGAATCAGCTTGAAATCAGTAAACGATGTTGAAAAGCTGTGAACAAACTTTAAACCATCTCTGCGAGAAATCCCGCCTTGAGGTTGCACGATAACATTTGTCGCTTCTTCCAAAGCATTCTGATATTGTTGAAGATCTGTTCTAGCCCGTAGAAGGGGGTCTATTTCTCCGGTAGAAAAGTTAGACTGATATTGCGTAATTCTCATCAGTACCTCGCCTGAATAAGAGAATAGTCCTCCACAATTTGCGTACCTTGACCACGCCCATCGATGTTCATTGCCTCACGCAGCAACCCGCCACGACCAGCTTCGCCTGGAGAACCATATGCTTGTAAGCGAAGATCTTGTGCTTTTGTTGCCTGATCCGTTATTGGAATAGCAATCTCTGCGGCCAGTGCCACACGCAAGAAACGTATGAAATACTCTGGCATACTGGATTCAACAACCGTTGCCTGATAATCAATGTAGATGGTGTCTAAGTTGGTAAATAACTGAGTGCCATAGATTTCCCATCCATAGCGCCTTGGACGTATGCCGCTTGAACTGCTATCAAAAACAGCAATAACACTGCCAATTATATCATTTGGCAGATCAAAAGCATTATCCCATTCATTAACGGGAGCCGTTGCATTTTTACTAAGTTGAACCTTTTTAAGGCTCCAACTCCAAGGATAAACTGTCAGTAAGTGATTTTTAAGATCTGGGTAAAGACGATTACAAACGTCTGCCGGATCACTGCCATCCGTTAAGGACGTTATGGGCTGTGCGCCCAAGAGAACTAAAGCATCCGAACAAATAGTAATATCTGTGTCATTACTTGCCATTATAGCCCTCCAAGAGTTTGAAGGGGGCCAGTTGCCCAGCCCCCCAGGGGATTAGATTGCTGTTGTCGTAATAACACCAGCGGTATTTGTTGCGACCAAAGTTTGACCGCCATCTGAGCCATAAGTGTAAATCCAATCACCGGTTGTGATAAGACCCTCAACGGTATTGAAATAACCAGAGCCAGCAATTGCGGCCTTGTTATCTGTCGCTGATTTATAGCTATAAATGTTTGGCGCTGAACCAGCTTTAGAAGCTGCAACAGTTGCCCAGTTTGCTTGCGCGAATGCCATGTCTTAATCTCCTTCTTATTCAGTACATGAGATTTTAACGATGCCCTCATCGTCAATAGCAACCGCACCAGCAGAGAACATAGAACTTACGAGGAACGATGTTTTCTCTGGGATGTAGTTTACTTCTGACTTCTGAGAGATGCTTTCAGCATAACCCATGCTGTCTTGATGCCAAGCAAAGCA